GAAGTAGCACTTATATAAGTACTACCTCCATCTTTACTTAGTAAAATGTCGGAAATATTAGTGGCATCTGTTGTAAAATTTACAGTCAACGTATCCCCTGTTGTACTAGGATTACTTGACACAGTTATTGTTGCCATATAAACACCTCCATTAATCACAAGTAGTTACTATACACTCTTTACTAAGTATTATAGTATACCCGTCTTGATTTTGAATTGATTCCTTAACTTCATTTAGTCCTTCTTTTGTTGCATATGTGCTACTTACTGTCATTTTGAACCCGTCTAAAGATTGCTCTAATTTTGATTGTTTGCTAGTTACATCTTTTACTTGTTCTGCCACTTGCTCTAATGTTGGTGTTGTATAAGTAGTTTGTGTAGGGTTCTGCCATACTAATTTATATCTTAACCATAAGTATTTATCTTGTGTTACAGATGGCATACTTTCAACCCAACTGCCGCCAGTTTGTGTAGTGTTACTAGTAGATAAATACCATTGTGGCACTGAGTTAACTAACGATTGTCCCTTATCACCTTGTTTACCATCATCCCCTTTAAATTTACTCCATGTGTAGTCCGTTTTATTAGTACTTTCAGTAGCTGTTGTTTTGTTAATAGCAATACCTATATATTTTGTTGTATCCTTTGGTGTATCGTATAGTCCTGTGCCGTCTGCATTATCACTATATTTAATCCATGTGTAATAAGTTTTACCATCTTTACCATTCTCACCTTTTACACCAGCATCACCTTTATCACCTTTGATTAAACTCCATGTATAATCAGTAGGAGTATTACTTTCAGTAGCAGTTGTTTTATTATACGCCAGACCAATATAAGTTTTGCCTGTAGGGTCATTGCTAATACCAGTTCCGTTTATATCATTGGCATATTTAATCCATGTGTAGTAAGTTTTACCGTCTGTTCCTGGCGTACCTGGTACCCCTTGTAGACCTTGATCTCCCTTGTCACCTTTATCTCCTTTGTCACCTTTAAATTTACTCCATGTGTAGTCCGTTTTATTAGTACTTTCAGTTGGCGTTGTTTTATTTGGAGCAATACCGATATACATTGTGCTGGCTTTTGGTGTGTCATATAAGCCTGTTCCGTCTGAATTATCGCTGTATTTTATCCAAGTGTAATGAGTAGTACCATCTTTACCTTTATCGCCTTGTACACCTTGGTCACCTTTATCTCCCTTAATTAAACTCCATGCATAATCTGAAGGAGCATTACTTTCGGTTTGTGTTTCTTTGTTATATGCAAAACCTATATATGTTTTTCCTGTTGGGTCATTACTAATACCGTCACCAGCTATAGAGTCAGCGTATTTAATCCATGTGTAATAAGTTTTACCGTCTGTTCCTGGTGCTCCTGGCACCCCTTGTAGACCTTGGTCCCCCTTATCACCTTTCACACCTTGCTCACCTTTTATTTTACTCCATGTGTATGCAGCAAATATTTCCTTGTCTTTATCGCTTGTATCAGTATAAATTCCTATATATGCGCCAGGAGTTTCACCCTTATTTGCTGTAAAAGTTTTACCGTCATCACTATATTTAATGTGTAGGTAATAAGTTTGCCCATTTACACCATTAGTTCCAGGTATACCTTGTTCCCCTTGCATACCTTCAAATCTACTCCATTTATAAGCTTTATAATCAGTACTATCATTTGGGTTATAATCAACATATGTACCTATATAAGTGCTTGGAGTTTCGGTCATTGGATTACCATTTGCATTGGCACTATATTTTATATGGAAATATGTTGTTTTACCATCTTTACCATCTTTACCATCTTTACCAGGTGTACCTGGGATACCTTGTTCGCCTCGTTCACCTTGTAAACCTTGTACGCCTTGTTCTCCTTGGATACCTTGTAAACCTTGGTCACCTTTGTCACCCTTGGCTCCTTGTTCACCTTTAGCTCCTTGAATACATACTGGAGTAGAGTATGTTATACTACCATCACCGTGTATGTATTTTATTCTTTGCCATATATATTTTCCATTTTCCCATTTAGGAGTAGTGTCTTCTATCCAGCTGCCACCAGTTTGAGTAGTATTACTTGTAGATACATAGTATTGGGTTGCAGTCTTTGTTAATGTTCCTTTGTAATTAGTTTCCAATTTACCTATCGTAACGCTATGCTCATTAACGGTATCTTTGGTTTTATTATATTCATCTTTCAGTTGTGTGACCGTTCCATCTTGTTTTGTAATAGTTGTATTGTCGATTAAAGTGCTAATTTGTCCTTGAGCTATACCAATATTAGTTGTATTAGTAGTTACTTGTTCAATAACTCCACTTAAATCTCCATCAATAGTTATATCTTTTATTGTGTCAACAGTCTTTTTAAGTTGGTTGAATGATACATCTAATGTTTGCTCGGTATCATCAAATTTTATATGACTGGCTTTAATCGTGCTAGTGTTATTATTAATGTTACTGATAACACTGCTTATATCAAGCTTACTTCCGTTTATGTTAGCATTATCAGCTACTTTACTATCAACTATTAACCCATCTTTAATAGCGTCGCTTGATTGAATTCCATTTTGATTAATAAGTTGACCTTTACCAGTTGCATCATAAAGAGCAAATGTAAAATTTCCAGTAGCATCTTTCCCTATTTGTATACGCACCTTACCGTCTTTGTCTTTGAACTGTTGTAGATTACCTTGCAACAGCATAGAGCCGTCATCGCTCTGAATACTAACGTTGTTTGTATTAATTATACCAGCATTAATTTTACTTGCGCTTATGGTATCTATCATGGCATCTTTTATTAATGCATTTTCAATCGTTGTATTCGCTGCTGTTAAATGAAGTGATTGAATATTTTCGGATGTTAAATGACCATTAACCAATGTGTTTATATCAGCATATTTTGTTTCTAATACATCTATTCTTGCTTTATCTGCTTTTAAACTTTTAATATCAGCATTTATAACATCTAAGTCTTTTATGTTTGCTTTATTTGCTACTAATTTTTCTATCTCGGCATCTTTAGCTTTTAAATTTGTTATATTAGCATTTGTTGCGTTTAAGTCTTCTATTGTAGCTTTTTTAGCTACTAAGTTTTCTATCTCTGCATCTTTAGCTTTTAAATTTTTTATAGTAGCGTTAATTGCTTCTAAGTCTTTTATGTTCGCTTTATCAGCTATAAGCTTATCAACTTGTAGCATATCTTCTTCTAATTTATTAACTTTAATTGAACTAGCTGAAGGAGAAGTAATATTCCCAGTAACCGTAGCAGTATGATCTTTTATCATTACAGTCACTCTTTCTCCAGCTTGTAAATCAGCAGTAGTAGTTATAGGGGTTAATAAATCAGAACCATCTATTTTGACGTACATCTTAGATTCATATTCTACTGTCGTACCATAAACTATTGATTCTTTTTTCTCTACAGTTTGGTCTCTCGTTATTTTTACAAATTGAGATATCAAATCATTAGACAGACTCATTTAAATCACCCCCATAATTTATTTGTGTATACTGCTTTTTCTGTGACCGGACACCCCGGTTTGCATTCTATAGATTGACTAATGACTTTAGCTTTTATGTTTTTTAATCCTGCTCTTTCGTAATTTATTCTAACGCAATCGCCTAATCTTACTGGACAATATCCATGAGTATAGGATATCGTATACTCTAATGTTGATAAATTTCTAAGAAGTTGTTCTGCATATTCGTCTATTTGATTTTTAGTAGGGTCACCTAATAAATTAGGATTAGTTTCTCTATGTATTATTTCTCTACCTCTATTCTGTATTGATATTGGACTATTTTCATCATTATTTTCAACTCTTGCTGTATAAATATCTTTACCATTTGAATATATCACTTCGACAACATTTGGTATTCCATATAAATCCCTATCTATATCTAAATCAGGGTATAATATAGAACTATTGCTATCATCATAAGTCCATACTGGTTGTAGAGATGCTGTATCTTGTACCGGCATAAATATAATACGACCCATTTCATCCAATCCAAATGTATATTTAGCATTTGCTATTAAATCGGATATAAAAGTAATCCATGTGTCATCAGTATTTGATACAAAATCGTTAAATAAATTCTTTTCATTTTCAGTTTTTACAACAGGTGCTCTTGCTTGTTCTCGAACAAGTGTATAAGCATTGTTCATTATATTATTGCCCTCTAGTATAGAATATCCAAGAGGAGGCATGCCTTCTTTAAGTTCTAATAGAGGAGTGTAAGCATCCAAAGATATAGTTTGAATCTTACCATCAAACTTATACGAAGGTGTTTGCACTAAAAATGTACCTAAAGGATGCTTTTCTCTAACTCCATTTTGAATTGTTATTAGATAAATTCTTATATAGCATTCACCTAAAGATTCTGCAACGTCTATAGTCGCAGAACCCAAGGTTTCAGCACTAGAATCTCTCTTTATAGTACTCTGTATAACATTATCTATTTTTTTAATGTCTTTCCAAGTCCAAGGATCAACTATATAATATTCAAATGTCTGTTGCATAGTAGATGACCAATCAGCCATATTATGCACCTCCATCTACTCTTGTTATATCAAGTGTAACTGGTATTACCAAATTACAATGTTCTTGACTAAATGACACTTTTATATAAGCCCAATATCCACTTCCTGAAGGCTCTCTCACATATACGTCGTCCATCCATACAGCAAGTCTTCTTAATGCATATAAAGTGTCTTTATCTTCTTTAGCTACATCGACTTTCCATGAAGAAGTAGAACCTAATTGAGTTCCATAATAACTAACAGGTCTTTTTCTTCCTATATATTCAACTAATGTTACATCCGATTCATTTGAATCTGATACATCTATGTTATATGGTAATTTCAGCATTGAACCAGCCCATGCAGGTTGTTCCATTTCATCTTCATTTGTAGTATCAAATTCTGTCCACGCTTCATCCCATTGTATAATAACAGCTGTTTCTCCAACAATAACTCCAGGAATATCAGTATAACTTACTGCGCCTGTTGTATCGGATATAGCGACTATTCTATATCTTGCAAGGTCTAATGCAGGATGAGGGTCTGTTACAAATGTATTGCTTGCATTTAATATACCTGTTCCAATTTCAACGAATGAACCATCAAATTCTCTTCTATATACTGATAGAGTTATTCCGTCTACTAATTCGCTGACTTCTGATTCAACTTCACAGAAATATACACCTGTTCCTGATGATAGAGTACCATAATAAACTACGTCACCATTCTCTGTAAATGCCTCGTCAACTGAAGTTCCTTCTATAGTTTCTGTTATTATTTCGCTAGTTTGCACATATGCTCCTGTGGTAGTACTCAATTCGACTTTATAATATACCATTGGATAATAATCACAATATGGATGTATATAAGCGCAAAGGGTTTCTTCATCTATGGATATTTCTGCATTAGGTGTGTATTGTTCATCTGTCCATGCTACTTCGAATTCAGCAGATTCTTCAACATTTAAACCTGAATTCATAGATGCTACAACTGTAACTTTATATGTTACGCCATTTTCTAAATCCACACTATGTGCTGAAATTTCCAAGGCTAAATTTTCTGAAATATCATAAAATTGAGAGTAAACATCATCACCAGCACTAATCATTTTGACGTTTCCTATCTCATCTACGGTACTATAAGTTTCTGTTGAAGTAATAGTCACGTGATAACCTATAGGAGTTTGTGTTGCAGGACCTGTTACGCCATTTATATAGAATGGAAAGCTTTCAAGAACAGCTAACGATGTCCCTGCCTTATCAGTTATGCTCAAACTTAATGTTGGTGGAGCATATATATCAATTACCCTTTGTGTTGACCAATCACCGTATACTCCTGTTATACCTGCAGTTCTTACTTTCCATTTTATTGTTGTTCCTTCAGTATAAGTGAATGTGCTCAAACTATATTGACTAGTTTTATCTTTTTCAGATTCTTCTGTTGTGTTAGTTATTGTGTGGGTTTCTGTAGTGTCACCGATAATTAATTCTAATTCCGCTGTAGTTTGACTAGAACCATCTTCTGAATTGTGTACCCAATATAATATAACTTTTTCTCCGACAATAGCTGTAGTGGTTGAAGCCCAAGTTGTCGGAGCGGCTGGAGCTTTACCTATTGTTATAGATACTATTTCGGACCAGCCGGATTCTCCTTGCTCATTTGTTGCTCTAACTCTAAAGAAGTATTCTTGACCAGATTCAAGTCCTGTAATTTCAGCATGAGTTGTAGATTCTACGGTTATTGATTTAACTTCACTAGAGCTATCGAAATATATTTTTTTAGTAGTATATTGAACTTCGCACTTTGTAGCATTGGTTACATTGTCCCATTCGATTTGAACTGATGTTTCTGATAAAGCTTTAATGGACGTGATGCTAGCAGGTGTAGAAGGTATTGTTTTAGCTCCATCTGAATAATCAGAATATCCACTATAAGATTTATTACGTTTACTTCTAGCACGAACCGTATATGAATGCCCTGCTTCTATAGTACATGAAAAAGATGCTGCCCATTTCTTTATTGTTACTACTCCAGTTTTATAAGTTTTTGAATTATCTTTAATTACTTGAAATTCTATTTCAGTTGCATTTATGTCATCAAGATTTGTCAACGATGCTGTTAATGTATATTTTTCTATTTTTACAGTTGGAACAGGAGGCATTTTCGGAGGATTGTTGTCAAAGTCATAAGTTTTCCAATCCGTATAGTCAGCAGTCCAATAACTAACTTCTTTTTTATTAACCTTATGTTTCTTAGATATAGCCTTCACTTTAAATCTAACTTTTTCAGCATTGCTTGGTGCATTATAAGTACTTTGTTCTGCAGTAATTTCTTTTTCTTCGCCAATAAACCATACACCATCTCCAGTATGATAGTTCCATACAACTTTGTATTTATCTGTATTAGATCTTGACCACTCCCAAGTAGCAAATACTGTACTATCAGTATCTGACTGTAAACCAAAATGAATAATTTTTGGACAATTAGATTTTTTAGTTGATGGTTTCTTACCTGGTGTACTATGTGAAGTCGTTGTTTTTCCTGATATAATTAGTTTTTGTCCAACATATATAAGATAGTTTCCATATCTATTTTTCTTTAAATGATTAAGTTTCACCAACTGACTTAGTGATATTCCATATTTTTTACATATGGCACTTGGCAAATCTCCTTTTTTAACGGTATGATACTTAGTTGCCATTACTTATATCCTCCTTTCCATTTTAGCTGCTCTAACAAGAGTTTCAACAGCATTAGTAATATTGCTTCCATCGTCGTATGTGATACCATTTATTTGATAAGTAGTATTGCTTGTGTTTCCTAATCCATTTTTTAAGTCTTTTATAGCTGATACTATTTCCTCATTACTAACTCCATTTTGAACTGAACCGATAGATTTTGAGATTCCACCAGATACACCAGCTATATTCATAGTTCTATTTGATAATAAATTATTTAATCTACTAGCCCCATTTTCAACATTTGTCAAATCCAACACTGGAGATATAACAGGGTTTACATCCATATCAGAATTAAGAACTTTACTTGCCACATTTAATGCTTTATTAGTGGAATTTATGACTGATTGTGCTAATCCTTCGGCTGGTTTGTTTGCAACACTAGCGTATTTGGTTAACCCTTTTGCTAAACCTAAAACTGTATATCTACCTATTTCCATAAATACTCTAGAAGGTGAATGTATCTTTAATATCTCCTTAGCTTTATTTACAACACCACGTATTCCACTTGATATTGCATTCTTCGCAGCAGTAATACCAGATTTAATACCTGATGCTAAACCGTTTATCAAATTTTTACCAGCACTTACTAATGCATTAGCTGCCCCACTAGCGGCACTTTTAGCTGCATTTATCGCACTTCTTATAGCATTTCCAACTGCACTGATCTTATCTTTTATTCCTTTTATAAGTCCAGTTATTAATTGTCTACCTTTATCAACTAAAGCAGTAGCGGCTCCACTAAGAGCATTTTTACATCTATTAAGCGCTTCTTTAGCTGCACTAGCAACCGCACTAAGCTTATCTTTAATTCCTTTAATAAAACCTGTAATTAATTGTCTGCCTTTATCAACTAAAGCAGTAGCTGCTCCAACAAGAGCATTTTTACATCTAGTAAGTACTTCTTTAACTGCACTTCCGGCTTGACCAACCTTACCTTTGATTCCTTTTATAAGTCCACCGATAAGTTTTCCACCAGCTTGTGCCAATCCTCCAACTGCGCTGCCTGCTAAGGATACAGCGGCTTTAACCACTGCTTGGATTAAATTACTTATAGCTTGACCAAGTCTATCGGAATTTTCGTTTAATCCTTTAGCGACACCATCTATAAATTTTATAGCCAAGTTAATACCAGCGTTTATTATTTCTCCTATATGTTCGGCTATACCATTTATAAAATTCACTACAATCTCTGCTCCAACTGTTACTAATTTTTCTATATTATCTGCTATTCCTTGCATTAAATTCAATATTAAGTTTACTCCAACTTCTATAAGCTTAGGAGCTGCCTGACCTATTGCTGTGGCCAAAGCGATTACAAGTGCAGTAGCAGTTGTTATTATTTGTGGTATACAATTAGTTAATGCTTGTAATAGACCTGTTATAAGTTGTGTTACAGCAGTCAATATTTGAGGTAAACCAGCTGCAAGACCAGTTATAATATTGGTTATTGCTTGAGCCAAATTAGTTCCTAACGTTGGCAATAAACCTATAAGCTGATTTATAAATCCAACTATTGCATATCCACTACCTGCAACGACTGTTCCAACTAATGTTAAACCAGTACCAAATGCTAATAAACCAGCGCCTATTAGAGCACAAGATACGCTTAATAAAGCTATAGCACCTGATAATGCTATTAATGTAGGAACTAGTGGAGTTAATAGAAGTCCTGCCACACCAATAACAGCAAATCCTCCTGCTAATGCTAATAATCCAGTTCCAACTTGTTGTAAGCTAAGCGAACTTAATGCCATCAATTGCGGAGTCAACAATGCTAATGCTCCAGCCATAATAACCATAGCTGTTGCGCCTAATATACAACCAGACATTGCATACATTGCCACACCTAATATAGTTAATGAACCAGCTAAAGCAACAAGTCCAACAGCTAATGATTCCCAAGACATACTAGCGAAAGATTGTAAAGCAGCGCTTAATACTAATAATGAGGCAGACATTAAACCAACACCAACCGCCACTAATGATAATTTTCCTCCTGATATCAATGCTGTCGCTGTTCCTAATACGACTAATGCTCCAGCCATACCAAGTAAGCCTTTAGCTAAATTTTCCCAAGATATAGAACCCATGCCCTTAACTGCAGGAACCATAAGATTTAATGCGACTGCCAATGCAGTTAATCCGATAGCTGTAGTTATAATTCCTCCTGATGTAGTTCCAAAACGTGAGAATACTGATAAACCTGTTAATATAACACCAATACCAGCTAAACCTTGTACTAATGCGCTTAAGTCCATGTTACCAAACTGGCTTACTGCTGATGCTAATACATTTAATGCAGCGGCTAATACTAATATTCCTGCGGCATTACCTAATCCCATTTTGACGCCATTCATTAATTTTGAGAAAGCTGCCATTTCTGTTAATACTGCTCCTATACCGACAAGACCTTGAATTAAGTTATCTGTGTCCATATTACCAAGTGATTTGATTGATGAAGCAAATATCGCAATCGCGGCCCCAAATACTATCATAGATGTAGCAGTTTTAATCAAACCTTTACCTGAACCTTCCATAAGTTTCGCAGCAGCAGACATTGTAACCATTAAACCAGCGATACTAACTAAGCCTTTAACTATTTCTCCCCAATTAAGACTGGATAAAGATTTCATCGATGCTGATAGCAATAATATAGCTATAGACATTCCAACCATGGCAGTTGCTAATCCAGTCATCTTCCCAAAACCTTTAGTTAGTTCTATTTTTTCTAAGAGTACCATTGCACCTATTAATTCTGCAAATAATGCTGTTATACCAGTTAAAGAAGTATTTAATCCTGCTTCATCGATTGTCGATAAAGTAGCTAATGAAAATGCTAATATACCAACTGCGGCTGCAATTTTTAATAGAGTTCCAGCTTTTATGTTTTGTGACCATGCTGTTAATGAATCTCCTACAGAATCTAATATATCCGATACTGAATCTCCAACTTTTTTTATCGAATCAAAGAAACTTGTTGATTGTTCAACTGTAGATTTCAATGTGTCTAAACTGCCTTTTATAGTTTTAAATATTCCACCTGTTATTAAAGTAGTAAGAGCTCCGAATATTGCTCCAAAATCTATTGTACCTAATGCTTTACCTACACCTTCAAGTATTGGCGCTATTCCATTTCCTATTCCTTGTAATGCACTACCTAAAGTACTAAATACTTTGCTAAAATCCAGCTTACTTAAATAGTCAAAGAATGACATAATGCCTTTTCCTGCTCCACTAATAATAGAGCCTATAGCGTTAAGTCCGCTTGAAATACCATCTGAAATTTTACCAAAGAAATTACTCTTATTAGCGGCATCATTTAGGCTCGAAGCAAATTTACCTATACCAGAAGTGACTGATAATAACACTTTACCAATAGTACCAAACACGTTTGTTAATGGTGAAAAAGCTTTGAACAAAGTAGTTACCGCATTTTTTCCTAAATTAAGAACTGAGAATACACCTTTAAATGTGTTTTTAATTTTACCAGCTGTAGAATCACTCATTTTGAATTTTTCAGTAAGATTCTTAAATCCTTCTGAAATTTGAACTAGCTTTTCTCCAGTCATTGGCGGAAAGACATCTCTAAAACCATCTTTAATTGCTCCAAGTCCTTTACCTACGCCTTGCACTATGTTTGTTACACCTTTTATAACATCATCTCTACCGCCGTTCTCATTCCAAAATTTAAGCATTGCATTTCTTGCATCTGTAGATGGTTGAATTATCTTATTAAAACCATCACTAATAGATGTTAAAACTTTAGTTGCTTGATCTTTGTCGCCTATAATGTATTCCCATGATTGAGCCCATCCTGAACCGACAGATTCTTTCATTGTATCAAATAATTGTGAAACAGTTTTAACTTCTGTAGCAGCTTTAGTAGCATTTTCTGCTAATTGAGTTATTGCTTTCGCTTGTGCGTCAGTATAACCTTGAGCTTTCAATTCAGCTTCTGTATATGCTCCTGAAATTTGTTTCAATGTTTCAGTTAATACATCACCTGTCAACCATTTACCTTCAGTTAAACTATCCCTAAAACTTCCATATTTTTTTATAGCTTCATCGGCGCCTGTTCCCATTACTTCAGATGTTCTTATTAATGCATCTTGGAATAGTTTACCACCCATACCAGCGTTTACAACTGAGTTCCAGTCTTGTAATGACACTTTACCTGTAGCTAAAGCTTGTGATAATTGATACATAGCAGTTGACGCTTGTGCTGATGATGAGCCAGATGCCGCTGCCAAGTTAGCTATACCTTTTATTGCTGCTGTAGATGTTTTCAAGTCGACACCTGCTGCTGTGAATGTACCTATATTTTTTGTCATTTCAGCAAAGTTATATATAGTTTTATCAGCATAATCATTTAATTCATTTAATGTACTTGTAACATCTTTTAAAGTAGTTCCTTCATGAGCAGTATTTGTTAATATAGTTTGTATAGAGTTCATCTTGGTTTCATATTCATTAAAACCATCAGTTATAGGTTGTATAGCTAATGCACTTACAAGGTTTTTACCAGCATTTACAGCACTATTTGTGATATTAGATAACACTGTTGCGCCTACGACACCAAGAGTCGAGAATTTAGCTTTAACAGTTTCTACGCTTTGGCCCAACCCATTTAAATTAACTTTACTTGCAGCTCTACTAATGTTGTCTAATCCTTTACTACCTTCATTCATTTTGAGCTTTTCGTTTAAATTTTTAAGACTATTTAGAGTTGTTTTTACTCCACTCTCAAATCCTTGATTATTAAACTCCATTTGAACAATTCTTTTATCAATTGAACTCATGCATTAACAACCTCCTTCCATGCTTCTTCGGCTATCCTATCAAATATAGGTCTCATGGCCGGATTTATATAGTCTCTTCCTGCTACATATCCACCGGTACCGGTACCATGACCATATTGGAGTATTACTGCAATATTAACGCCCTTATTGGTATGGCTATTAGACCAATAAATAGCATGAGTATCGCCGTTTGATTCTATTTCATAACTCCATGAATTTGCTGTAGTTCCAGTATCAGTTGGAGTAGCGCTAGATAACGCTGATATACCTTCTTGCCCATAGCGTTCAAGTATTTGCCTAATCTGAAAATTTTTCATCTTTTCCAAAAATTTAAATGTTTTATTGAAATCACCTTTACTAGTGATTTTTATTTCCATTGTTCAATCTCACCGCCTTTATTTATTAAGACGTTGAATCTCATGCATAACATCGTTATAGTTATATCCCGCTTCTTCTAGTAACATTTTACAAATTTCATCTTCTCCCCATTTACCTTCTACAACCTCTTCTGCTACTTCATGTATTGATAAATTCATTCTTTTTCTAAGCATGGTATTAACTCTCTCGTCAACTATGTGTTTGTCGTATCCAGCTGTACTTAATTCTTTGCTACATAACTTACTCTTTTTACCAATTACAATTTCTTTTGCAATACGTTTATTATTGTTTTTATGACGATTATTAGCAACTCGATCGAATGAATTCATGGCGTTCACCTATCCTTTAGTTTTTAAATTTTTCTTTCTCGCTTCGTTTAATGCTCTATTTCGTTGTAGTATTTCATTTCGTCCCATCTTTTTAGGTGGAGAGTTTTTAATATTACATACTTTAACAAGAGTTAATAATCTATTAATATGCCATTTTTGGCATTCAAATGGAATATTAAAAGCAACCATCCAATAATATATTATTTCAGAGGTTATAATTTCCCTATTAGGGGTTTGATTTGTATCACTAAAGGTCGTAGCAGTCATTGGGTTTTCTATATATTCATTTATATCTTTTAAGTTATTTTCAGTTAAGCGGGTATAAACATCTGCGTCAACATTTTGGGTTATTGTCATACAACGAACATAATCTATTACTTCTTCAAGCGTTTTATCTTTTCCATCTAAAAATGGTTTATGCCATTTGGCTTCCCATTTTGAAATGGAGACTAGAGAATGTTCTAGTTGTAAGGACTGTTCCTTGAATAATATAAATTCATTACTAACTTCATCGTAGTATTCCATTGCAGGTACAGTTATTTTCAACATCTCCAGTCACCTTAACCTTTCTATTTCATGCTAGTAGGTAATATACCATTTATGAAATCTGTAGCAGCTTTGTCATCAAGTGCTAATTCCATAAATATTTCGCTGTATGCTTCTGTCTGAGAAAATGCATCTGATAATTCCTTACTCTTGATGAATCTTCTTCCATCTGGTGATTTTTCCCCATACGCTTTTAGTACTATTTGTTTAAAAGTACGTATTATTTCTTTATTATCTTTTGAGTTAACGATGTTTTCTAGCATTTGAGCTAGCCCTCCGTCTACAGATAATTCCATTTCAGTTACCTCAGCTTTAGATAGGTTGAAATAGAAATCTTCAGTTCTTTCAACGCCATTATAATCAGTATAAGTTACAGTTTTCTTTAACATATTCAAATCTCTCCTTAATCAAAAATTAAAATATAAGAGCCCCCGTAAAAAATGCGAGAGCTCTTTTTGTTTACAATAAAATATATTAACCAGCGATTATGCACCAGCAAGTATTGTCTTTAATTCATCAGGTAATGGTAATTTAGCGTCAGTAGCTCCCTCACCATATAACATATCTTCTATTTTTTTTAATTTTTCAGGGTCTATTTTAGTAGAGTCTATAGTTACACTTGCTGTAGGTTTAAATCCTGCTACATTTACAGGTGTTGTAGTTACTTCCCATGAGAAAGTTATTGCTTCTGGACTATCATTTATTGTTTGATAACCTTTTTCACTAGGAGCAGCTTTTGCACCGTAAATTAAGTGTAGTTTATATCCATATTCATTACTTTTAACATCATTACCTAGAACTGTTCTATAGCATAATCCGAAAGTTTTTCTATCTTGTTGACCTATAGTAACACCTGTTCCTAAAGATGCAGAACCATCACAAGCTTCAAACTCTTCTGGATAAGTATAAGCTTCTATAGTTGCTCCAAATTCTTCTGCTGAGAATAATTCCAAGTATTTTATATCATCTGCATATAATGGTGTTGCTTCTGCTCCGGAAGGACTTTCTGTTACAGCAGTTAATCCATTCCATGCTACACCTTTATTATATGCTCCAGTTTCATCTTGTATATATAATACACCATTTTTTACGCCTGTTTCGTAAAGACGTTTACCACTTTCATCCCAAACTATTTTAGCCATGTTAGCTTTCCTCCTTAAATTTAATAATAAATCGTGAACACGTAATGATATAAATTATCACTACAATATGCTCTATCAAACTTACACATTTGAAATTCTTTTAAAACGTTTTCTATTATATCAATATTTGGTTGCTTATAAATAAACATTAATGAATAACTATTAACATATTGGTATATACTATCATTAGCACGCTTAGTATCACCATCACCAATTGTATAAATTACACATGGATAAATTAATTTCACAGATGCTGGAGGCTGAAAATATACATGTTTGTTTTGCATTATGTCTTCAAGTTTTGATTGCAGTTCTAATCTTCTATTCATTATACAAGCCTCCAATCGTTAACAGTAATCTTGGATACTGAACTTCAACATCTGTTATTTTCCATTTAGCTCCCATGAATACGACATATCGCATTGCATGAAAGTTATTATTGGCAAATGGGTCGGCTATGATGCTAATCTGATTTGATATATTAATATCGTCATTTATTTTACTTCTTTCTTGTAAACGTCTAGAATTTCGTATTACATCTCCGAAGTACATGTTCTCTGTTATCTGTTCTTCATATATACCAGGTTCTGTTTCGACAGTTAGAGCATAACCGATTATTCCACAAAACTTTGCCATTTTGAATTATTCCTTTCTATTCTAAGCTTCAGCTTTATCTAATGCTACTGCTACTGCAGAGTAAGGTTTAACTAATGCTCCAGAGCATCTAGTTTCCATTAAGTATTTTTGTTGGTTGTAGTCTATATCGAAATCGTCGAACATATTAACAGCTCCGCCTTTATCAGCACCAACATAGTAGTCAACTAGGTTAACCATTATAGCCATTAAAGGTTTTTCAACTTTATTAACCATAGTTTTAGCACCTTCCATAACTTCAACAGCTACTATTTCTTTAACTCTTAAAGCTGTAGCTAATTTATCAACTGTGTCATATATTACTCTTCCGTTTTTGTCTTCTAATAATAAACAATTAGTTATAACATCTTCAGTAGTAAATAGAGTTGGGCTTCCTGATCCTTTGTATTCTTTTCTAGATTTTATAACTGTTTTTATAAATGCTTTTGCTATATCATCATCAGTTGCTGCTGCAGCTGCGGCAACAGAAGCTTTAACACAATATAAATCATCATCTTTAGATATAGGTCTTATGCAAGTTTCATTGATTTTATCATCAGAGTCAGATAATCTTCCATCACCAACTAATATAGCTCTTGCTATTTCCTCGTCTAGCATCATTCTCATTTCCATTTTTAACCATGCTACTACATCGAAATCTGTTATATCCACAACATCATCTCTGTCTAGTTTTTGCTTTTTGTATATAGTTGTTGGAGTAGTAGTTCTTTTTAGTAATGTGAACACTTCTTCTTTCTTTCTGTTACCTTTGATGTAACCTTTAGCTCTAGCTTCATCAGCAGTTATATTAGCATGCATAGATTTTATTCTAGAGAATGGAACATGATGAACTCCTCTCATTACTTTTTGTACATAAGAGTCATCTCTTTTTATGAAATCTGGTGGCATGTTAACGTTTTTAGCGTCTGGGAATAACCATTCTATATCTTTAATACCATAACTTTCAGCATGAGCTAAAAAGCTTTCTTTTAAAGATCCATATCTTTTAGCGTCTTTTAATATAGTTTCCATAGCATCATGTGATAACACATCTTTGTTTTCAGTTTCTTTACCTTCAAATACATTATGTTTCATTTCTTGTTCTCCTCCATCTTCTTCAATATTATTTTCATTTTCTTCTATGGCAGATTGTGCCATCTCTTTACCTTCTAAAGCTTGACCAACTAAAGCATATAGAACATTTTTTTGTTCTTCGCTCATAGAGTCAACCACATCTTTGATAGTCTTTTCATTATTGTCCACTTCATCATCTCCCTTTTTATCTTTTTCATCTGCTTTATCACTTGGGTCATCAGCATGTTGTAGTGTTAGTTCTTCACCTGTATATATAACTGCTTCATCCTCGCAAAATTCGCCATGTCTTATTACAGAGTCTATAAAAGCTCCAGGATTAGCACCAGCTAACACTAAACTTACTTCTCTTATAGTTCCATGCATTACATTTGAACCTTTTTGTTTAAGTTGATTAGCGTAAATAGATAAAGCTGTAACATCACCATGTTCTACTAGTAGTTTTGCATTTTTACCAGCTTCTGTATCATTGAAAGTACAATAAGCGTAAACGCCTTCGTCTCTGTTTTCTAATACTGCATGACCTAATACATTAGCTGATTCATTATGTTGATGATTCCATACTAGTGGAACAGTTTGCCCATCATGTTGCTTAAAGGCATCTTTTAAAATTGTTCTACCATCTGAGCATTTAATATTATTTCTAGTTGCCCATCCACTAAAGTCATACTTCATCTCTAACTATTCCTCCTTCTTCTCAGTATCGTCTACTGCATTTTGAACTTCTGGCGCATTCTCGATTTCTTCAGCATTTTTGTTTAAGTTCTTGTTACGTAATTCGTCTGCGTCAGGGTCATCGGATGGTTTCCATCCCATAATTTGTCTAATTTCATTTGATGTCGCTATTTCATTACGTGTTAATTTATCAGCAATCTCGGCAAGATCATTAACTGGAACTAGTTTAAATGGATCTCTAAAGTAAACTATGTCTTGTTTTCTAGTTCTAGCTGTTTTGGTTAGGAATTTCCTTTTCATTTCGTCAACTATAGCTGAAACTATAGGCTCAATTGTTCTATTATAGTAATTTAACATAGTTTTATCGTCAGCTGTACCATCTAATATAGTCTGAGTGATACCTAACTGGCCATATAGCATACTCGTTAAGTATTCAATCTGCTTCATTAAATTGTTCTCAACTGGTCGATTCAACTGTGTTATCTTTTCGGTTCCATCAGTGTAGGCTATACCATACTTAGAACCTGTAAGTTGCATTTCAATTTCTTTACGTCTATTTTCAGCTTGTTGTTTTCTTGCCTCAGATTTGATAACATAAGGTAATTGTATAATTAAATCTAATTTACCAGAACCACTTTGTTCATCTATAACATCCAAAAGATTAAGTTTTCTTATAAGACGTTGCATAGTTGAGTTTGGTTCGTTTATGACCGCATATAAAGGATTCTCTATTATGGCGACCATACTTTTTGGTAATAGTAGATCTTCTTTCTGTCCAGTTTTATCGTTATATATTCTAACTTTAACATGTTGTGGACGCCACTCCAGTATTTGTCCTACTCTTAGACTGTTTATATCATAAGAGCCAGATATATTAGGATTTATAGTAGTATCAACAGGAACTATGGCAATACAACCTTCATCCATCATAGACATAACGGCATCTTGTATAAATGCTTTTGCTGTCTGGTCCATGTTTGCACTAATAGTTAAACACTCATTTAAACTAGTATCCATCTCTTCAACAAAACGACCATTGTCGTCCAATTTAGCATGCATAATATCTATAGATGCTACGTCTAATGCTATTCTGTTGTAAACTGATACGACAATACTTCTTTCATTACCTCTAGTTAAGTGCATTCTAAAAGGATTATAGCTGCTTATGTGCTCGCCATAATTGTATCTTGGTGTTGGGTCTTTGTTTAGGAAGGCATTCCATGCATGCATTAGTCTATCGCTAAAAGCCATTTTGACGTTTTCACCTCCTACTCGAAAGCATCTTTATTTAATTTGTATGCAACGTAAGCATCCATCATAGCTGCTACGGCATCAATCTTTTGCTCATATCTTTTCTTTAATAATTTTCTATTACCATTGGTATCTTCTAATGTTATACAGTTTCCCATAGCAAATGTCATAAGTTCTTCATCGAATAATAACATCCTATCCTCTGCTAATTTCTTTAATTCGCCCAATGGAACTGATTCAGTCTTAGCTCCTTGTATAACTTTCTCTATTCCAAATGGACCGTTTTCAGATTCCCATCTTTCAACAAATGCTTTTGCATTATAAGGGTCAAATCCAAAGCATCTAACATCATAATCTCTTTCAATTATATGAGCATCGAGGTCTTCATAAACTTCGGTCATATCTAGAACTGTTCCTTCCAATACTATAAGACTTCCTTCTTGTAAGAATTCATCATACTTTAATCTCATAGCCCCTGGTAACTTATGAAGTGTTTTAGATGTTATATAGTTTCTAGTCTTAATTCCAAAAGCGCCATCTCTTAAAGGAAACATGAACGTAAACGCACAGAAGTCATCACCTTGTGATAAGTCGGCTCCCAATGCACATGGCATTTGCCAGAAATCTCTTTTTCTATGCGGAAGAGTTTCATCATAAGTGAAGAAATATGTATAACCTTCCATTGGAATACCAAAACGTTTTGCTAAAATATCATTTCTTGTAGCTGGAGCTTTTTCAGCTCTTTCAACATCTAGTTGATAAGTCTCATATGTAACGGTTTTTCCTAAATTTGGATTTGCTTTTAACCAAGTTCTAGGATTATTAACCTCTTCTATATCGTCAAGTCGATAATACCAAATCGAAACATGTGGGTTAACATATTCGCCTTTAAGAATTTCCATTAGTTCCATTTTGATTGTATCACCGCTACCATTTCTTACTGTCCCTTCTGAACTTGTTGCTACTATCAAATAATCATCTAGTTTAGATGCCCCTTGTTCAACTGCACCTATGACATCTTCTCTTATATCCCCAGAAAGCCATTCGTCTATTGTCGCCACTTTACATCTCAAACCTTGAAGTTTATTAACACTCATCGGTCTTATCTCTAATAGTGACCCTGTTAAAAAATTTTCTATACCTTTTTTAGTGGATGCTAATTTCATTCTATTAGCTTTAGAGCCAGTTGTATTTTGTATAGAGCCTTCAGTTAAAAACTGAAATAAAGGACCTCTAGATCTTGTTATAGATGTTCTTATTGGTGATAGTATTTCTTCTGCTTGTTTCATGGTAGGAGCTGTTGTTATTTGATGAGTAGTTGTAGTATCTACATTTAGAAAATAATTCTGTATACATGAGCTGTACATAGATTTGGCTGCACCTCTGGCAACTATTAAATATTGTTTATTAACTAGTCTTTTTTTAACGGTTTTTGTTACATATCTACCGTCATGACCATCAGGTGAAGGTTCATATACACTTCTTTCTACAAAGTAGTACCAACCGAATATCTGTTCGGCCCAAAGTTTAAACGAGTCTAGTAAATGTAAATCCGCTCCATCGGTTAATGTAAGTTCTTTTTCGCAATAATCTATGAAACCGTTTATGGCTTGATCATCATAGTAGATTCCAGGGTTAGCTATCAGCTCATCTATACGGTTCATTTCCATGGAAATCTCTTTACATACTGGAATCTCTCCTCTTATAACGGCATCTCTAAACTTACCATAATAGATAGGAGTGGCTGTGTTTGATAATGCCATTTTGAGTTCTCCTTTCTGTTATCCTTTTAACTTTTGTATGGCCAAGGCTATAGATAACGCTGAACTTGTAATACTTATAGCAGTTCCGACATTGTTTAATATAGAATTAACATTTGAGCGCCCAGCATTAATTTGCTCAGCTGACATTTTCACATACTGTTGCTCCATATTTAGTCGATTGACTCTCTCTCTTAGCTCCTGGTCAGACATAATTTTAACTTCAGACAATTTTTGTTTTTGCGCTTTCTTTTGACCTTTTTTGGATGTAGTGTTATTAATATTTCTTGTTTCTTTAACTATTGTGCCAGCGGCATCTACTTTATTTTTTGTTTTATTTAAATCGATTTTCCCTGTAGGATGCCCTAATTGGGCAGCAGTTCTTCTAACTCCCCATTTCATACCCTTTATACCATGATGATAAAGTTCATTATTGTAATTCCACATTTAACTCACCTCCTAACGTTGAATTGATGACAGATCTTTTTTCTTTTTCTTTATTTCTTTAGTCATAGTATAGTCGGCATAGTATTTTAAATCGTCTTTCGTTAACTTAATAGAACCAGTTTGATTAATCTTGTCTGTATTCAGTATTATCAGTGGATCTTGAGCAGTACCTTTTCTATCATTAATATCGCTTAAAGCGTCAAAACCTTGCTTTACTAAATTAGCATAAAAATTATTACTAGATGTTTCTGCTTTCTTAGACAATACAGCATTAGATACAAATTCCTCGGCTAATTTTTTAGCTTTTTTACTTTCAGGGTCATTAAGTTTTGAAATTTTCTTCTTGTATGATTTTGCTGTTTTCTCCATAAATATAACATTATCGTTATAGGCTTTTGCCATATCCTTAGCCACTTGTTCAGGATTTTCTTTAGCTATTTTCATAAATGTATTAACTACATCCTTGTCACTAGCTACTGATATGTCTTTTTTAACCATAAACGTATTCTTATATCCTCTTCCATCATACATAAAATTACCCATCATATCAGCGTACATGTTTTTATCATAGTCGGTATAGGCTGTATATAAACGATTTTTCTTACCGCTTTGATATTGTCCTCTAGTTATTGTTTGAAATTCAGTACCTGACTTTATAGTTCTACGCTTAGAATTTATTTCATCTTTTTGTTTTCTAACACTTTTCTTTTTATTAGAAAGATTGCCATCATGTTCACTGTCACCGTATTTTTTCTTACCGGCAGGAGTTAAATGCCCGGATTTATCTTCATATCTTCTGATTCCCCATTTCATACCTTTGACACCGAAATGCTTAAGCTCATCATTCATACTCTCACCTCCTTTCGAATTATTCTTCATCAGAAGGTGGCGTATCTTCTATTTTAGGATCTCCTTCCAAAAATATACGCCATTCTATTTCGGATAATGTTCTATTAATACTTTCAATTAAAGCACTGCTAGTGGGTGGGTCGAAAAGTAATCTTACTTTTAGATAAATATAAGTTTTAACCATGTTAAGATTCTTCTCATTTGTATAGTCGTTCCAACTTGAGTTTTCATTTACTATCATAAAGCCGTTTTTTGGTCCGACACCTAATTGATTCAGTATAGCAAAAGCAGTGTTTATGTGAATTATTATATCATCATCAAAGTTTGTATACTCAGGCATTATGCCTAATAGCTTCTTTATCGAAAGCAATATACTTTCCATCATTTACATTACCTCCTCCATGGACAAGTATCGTTTTTAGACCTTTCTATAAATTCTCCAAATAGTATATCTTCATCGCCATAATGTATTGCATCATGAGTTCTTTTAGTAGTACAAATCATGTAGTCTGGATTTAGCAAAAACTCTGTCTGATTAATCACATCATACTTTGTCAATGGGTTCATATGATGAATGATGATTCTATTATCAATCTCTCTATCCTCTATTCCTAAATCACAAGCATTGTCTCGTAGAATTACATAATCTCTTATTCTTTTCCACTCTGCTGACCTATAAAACTTCTGATTTAAATATCGGTCAAAGCCAAATGTCTCTTCTCCAACTTTACCGCCTAATTTTAGATAGCGGTATCGCTCTTTGAATGTTTTTAGCTTAATCAATTCTTGATAGGTTCTAATATTCATCATCTTCGTCACCATCCATACTAGTCATTTGCCCACTATAGTTTTGCATTGCTTTAAGAGCATTAGAATATAGCTCTTCGATTCTCTTAGCTGATTGTAAGTTCTCAGTTTTAGCAACTATAAGTTCTTTCTGCTTTTCAAGTATCTCCCTTTCTATCTTTTCTTTAGTTGTAGCTAGTTTTAGATAGTGAGTTATCACTTGAGAAGACGCAGTCCCCTCTATAAGCTGCTTCTCAGCTAAGTCTACAGCTAAAGCTATCATCTGATTCTCTCTTGCTTCTGGAGTTGTAGCAGGTCTAATTTTTTTCTCAGTGCTTTCTCTATTAGTTTTGCTTCGTTTTGCCATTGTTTCGCCTCCTTTTCCACAAGATTAAATATAGTTTGTATGTGGTATTTTAGCAGACTTACAGACTTTTTAGCGCCGAAAGGAGAGGAAAAAACGCTAGCATTAATTAATGCACCTGTAAGCCCCCTAAAATATCACATACAAACTTAAAGTGTTTTTCAAAAATATCCCCGCGGAGAATTTTTTAGGAGGCCGGCGATGCAGGGAGGGGGTGCAAATTTCGCACATCCCCCGCCTCTGTAAATTAATTCTCCAGGGTGCGTTAATCTTCTTCTGAATCTGGTTGCTTTACTTTTATATATAAATTCATAAAATCATATTGAATTATTTCATCAATAGCTCTTTCAATCTCTTCTGCTTCTTCTTCTTCTGTGAATTCATTTGATGTTTTAGCTATTCTTGCTAAGTATGAACATGAATTATAACCTTTTTCAACATCAAACAAAAACCAAGAATTGAAATCTTCAAAAGGATTAAAAGGATTATCAATTGTTGATAACATTACTTTCATTTTAATTAAGCTCCTTTCAAAACTTTATACAAACATTTATTAAAACATTAATTAAACAATTGATTAAACAAATTAATTACATATAATCAATCAAACAATTACTTATTTGAATACTTGATTATAGTTGATGCAGATACACCTAGTTTTTGTGCTATTTGGGCATTAGTATAGCCAGAAGCCTTAAGAGTAGCTATATGATTTATTTTAGCCTGACTTAGTTCTTTAGTACTTCTAGGCATAGCTAATTGTTTAACAGTATCCATATCTGCATTATTTAGGATAGTCTTTAATGTATTCGGTGATATGGCTCCTGCCTGTATAGCTTCCCATTCTTTGTCTGTAATCTTAACTAATTCTCTCTTAGCCCCCACCTGTCTTCTCATCTTATCTAGGGCCTGTTGTCCAACCTTTTTCTTCTCCTTCTTAGTCATATCGGGGTTGTCTTTTACCTTGGCTTGAACTATGGCATTAGCTAGGGTCTGAGCCTGACGTTCGCGTGGGGCATTCTTTAGGGCCACGTTTACTTTAGCTTTTAGGGATGCCGCTTCTTTTTGATAGTGGGCCTTAGCTTCAGGACTATATGGTATGTCTGGGGTAGTTACCATTTCTTTACGGGCCTGGTTAGCTAGGGCTTTAAGATGATTAGCATAGTCTGCGTATACTAATTCAACTGGGTTTCTACTATCTGATACCAATGTGTATGCGTCATCAGTCTCGAACATCTTAGTACTTTTTTGTGTCTTAGTTATTGTTTTAATCTTAACTTCACCAGTCTTCTTATCTACTACTTTCTTTTCATAAGTTAAATCATCTGCTACTTTCCATGATTGTTTACCTGTCTCAGGATCTATAATAGGAGAACCTTGTCTCTTAAGTACTGATTGTTGTCCTTTGGCACGGGATACTATTGTACCTGTACCCTCACTGTATCTTCCTGTTTCAGGGTCAACATGACCTTGGTATTTCTTTTTCAATGCTTTAATATTATTGTCAGCTTCGCTCTTCTTGTAGTCTAGTTTATGTTTAGCTGCATCAATAACAACCATAGAATGTCTAACTGCTCTTGCTAATTCATCATCACTAGCTCCAAGTAATGTCATATCAGTTATTAAGTTAGAAATTTTACCCATCTCATTTTGTGTATTGTCTTTCTTACCTGTTTTCATATACTTCATTCCTGGACGCTCTGGGTATTCCATCTTAGGATCAAATCCTTCTAACGCTTTTAATGGCGGTTTAGAACTTATTCTAACACTACCACCTGTAGGAATAACCATTGCTGTATCACCATCAAAGTCTGCTCCTGATAGTCTCTCTGCTACTTTACTATTAATACAAACAGCATCTTTAGCATTAGCTCCTATTAATTTTTTGGCCTCTTTGTGTTTATTGTTGACAGTAAGGATTGGTATTTCAAATAGTCCTCCATGAGGGTATCTAACTAATGCTACCTTTTCCCCATCATTATAGTTAGGAGCATAGATTTCATTATCTCTCATTGAAGGTACCGGTAAGATTACTTGATATTTTTGTCTAGGTAATGCTGCTGCATGTAGATGCACTGCCGCTGAATCGCAGTCATCAGAGAATGATTTAAGTAATGCTTTCTTAACAGTAGGATTGGTTAAACTCATTATTTCATCAAACTCTGCTTGCTTATCTGCAGATGCTAAGCCTAATTGTCTTTTTACTAATGATAAGTTTTGTTTAGATAAGAATTGTGAAGGTAATTTATCAGCCCATTCGCCCCAGTCACCTTCTTCTGCTCTCTTATTTATTAATGAAAGTTTTCTATTACCATTTTTATCAGTATAGTAACTTTGACCACCAGCTTTGATTAAAGAACCAAATGGATTATCTGGGTCATCCTTTATCGGTTTCAAGACTTCAAGTTTAGATTTATCTTTTGTTTTATTAGTGTTGAACATTACATCTACACCTTTTGGTAAATCATCAGAATATACAGCCATTCCTTTTATATAGTGAGTTCCATCAACCATAATACGAACTTGTGCATAATGAGAATTACCTAAGTTAAGGTCTTCAACACCTCTTCTTATTTCAACTAGTCCATCTTTTTCTAATCCACCATCTTCAGCATATCTTATAGCAAGTCTCTTAGAATCCATAGATGATGGATAAACAAATTTATCGAATGTTTGTCCTCCATCATGTGATGTATATTCATGTACTGAGTGTACATTCTGATAATCATATATAGCACTAGATACTTTTCTTTCATTACCGTTTTTATCTATTATTGTTTTATAAGGTGTATCTGGTGGACATAATACTTTTAAATTGGTTTGTTTACCTGGATTATTAACTTGTGGTACCCCGCCTCCAAATGTATTATATCCTTCCATTTCCAAAATATATAAAGCAGTTTTAAGTTTTTCTTTTGATATACCTAATTCCCTTTCAACACCAACACCTACGTCTATCATACCTTTTTCGTCTACTTGTTTTTTAAGGAAATCAGCTGTTTGTTTAGCTTGTTTCATTCTACTTTCAGATTGTTCATTCAATAAAGAACGAACAGATGAGTCATTTTTATAACCCATTTGTTTAGCTATCTCATTAAGAGAATATCCTTTTTCTCTAAGACCTTTAGCTGTGTCAACTTCTAATTGTCTTCTTTCATCTTTAGCTAAAGATTTTTGTGTTCTTAATTGACTAGTAGTCAATCCCATACTTTCAGCAATATCTTTTTCACTCATGCCCTTTTTAGTCAATTCATCAACTCTAGATAGAAAGTCTCCGCTATGTTGGTAGGGGTCTTTACCACTTCCCCAAGGATATCTTCCTGAACGTCTAGGCATTCCATAGTGTAATAGTTCATCAATAGGTGGTTTATCTTGATAAGCCATTTACTATTCCCCCTCAATCTTCATTTTATCGATTATTTTATCAAACGTGATTATCTTATCCATAATAGGTAAAATATCTTCCACTGTAGGATTATGAACAATAATCTCATTGTTTTGATAAATCCTTAATTCCATATCAATATCGCTAGGTTTCTTATTGTATTCCAAACAGAAAAGAGCAGCATATATCTCAAGCTGTTCCATGTGTGCTCTAGTTACACCAGTTTTTAAATCATGTATTCTTAATAAATTGTTTCTAAATATAATAGCGTCAGCTGTTCCAAAACAATTATCAGAATAATATAAAACTTGTTCTGGCTTCATCTTAAATCCAATGGCATCATTAACATACATGTTTAATGTCTTTTGAGATTTAGGTAATTTTTGTCCTAAAGTTATACATTGGCAAGCAAAGTCATGTAAGATGGTTCCATTTAATGTTGCTTGAAATTTAGTGTATGAATCTACTAATTTATCAGCATCATAATTAATCCAATGATATTTGCTAGCGCCAAGGAATGCATGTTTACCTTCCAGAGAATAGTGTTTGTTGAAGTTCATCTAGCACTACCTCCTTATTCTCAGGATATATAAATCTTGCAAATGACATGTCATCCATTTTGTCAACATAATATTCTTGATTAGGACGATGTGATGCAGCTCCAGATTTCTTTACTTCTAGAGCTGCCCATTTGTCATTGTATAAAATTAAAAGATCTGGTATTCCTTGAATGTAGGCTGAATCATTTTTCATGACTATACATCCAACAAAAATATCTTTTAATTCTTTAATTAAATTTTTTTGAAAATCTCTTTCTAATTTCCCCATAATAGAATATCCCCTTTCAAACCTTAGTAGTACAATTTCATCATCATTAATATTGACATATTAGGTTTTGATAAGGTTTTTAAAATTTCGTACATACAATCATCTCCTCTTTAAAATATATTTTTCATCGCTCTTAATGAAAAAGAAGAGAGTAAGAATTACTTCTTATAATAAAGCCATCAAAACAGTTTTATCTCTCTCCTCATAAAAGGGCATGTTTTTTTCGCGTACCCTAATCATCCTCTAATCTAAAGCATTCAAAATTTTCGCAACTATTGAAACCTTTTACAAAATCGTTTTTTAAATTGCACATAAGATAAGCATATAAATCATTATCTAAGACTTCGTAGTTCCAATTATAGTGTTTACATAAAGCACACATTTGAACATGTTCGCATCTACATCCTTCATTACCACATAGTTTCATAATATAGCCTCCTATTTGTTCATTTTGTTTTTAATTGAGTCCACTATGAGTGAACACAAAAATATAACACATATACATATAAATAAAAATTGCATTAAACTTTTATCTCCCATAATATCTTCTCCTAACTAAAATGGAAATTCTTTGTATTTTAGTTTAGCTCTATAAAATTCCTCTCCTGCTTCAAGCACTTTTTCAACTTGTATATCTTCGATTAAATATTCTCCCTTTAAGTATTCTATAAGTCTAGATAGCTTTGAATAACTCTCGCTCTTTATTTCAGCAGTTATACTTGCCATTTCATCTCTAGTTAATAATGGGTCGATGTATACTTTAGCTTCATTATATTCATCTTTATCTGGATTATGTTCTATTGGTTTGAAAGTAAAACAATGATCATCACCTTTGACAGAACCTCCTGTTACTGCACAATATAAAATTCCATGGTCTAAATTAGAATATAGACATTTAGCACACATTTCTTCTTTTTTAAAAGACAAACAATATCCATCAGTTTCGGCCATACCTCCTGTTACAGCACAATACTCTACTCCATTATTCATTTCACAAAATACACAATTAACACACATTTCTTCTTTTTTCATTATAATCCCTCCAAAAATAGTTTGTGGTCAAAAGGCCACTTTTTTTCGCTTATCTATATATATTTATTATTTTTTTTTCACATTAATAAGAGAAAAAAGTGGGTTTTTGGCCACAAGACCCCTGAAACCGTTGCAATCACTGGGTTTGAGGGGGTGGCCACTTTTCAAAAAAAGTGGGCTTTTGGCCATTTTTTCTGGCCATTTTTGGCCACTTTTTTCTAACTTTTGCAAAAAAAATAGGGAATGGCCAAATAAAACTGACCACTGCCCACTTTTTAAAAACAAAACTGACCATTATAAATCGTCTTCATGCGCTCCCATAAAGAACATAACTATCAAACCTACTGCCACAAAATATAGCAAACCATAAAATAATACTTTACCTAACATTCATAACCTCTCCTTTTTAATTTATCTTTTAATACTTTTTTATACTTGACTACAACTTTAGATACATAACTTACAGTTACACCAAGTTCTTTAGCCACTTTCTTTTGATTCATTTTTTCACCAGCAATACAAGCATTGATGTAACTTACAAAAATATCTTTTTTCTTTTGTTGTGATTCAGAGAACATTTTATCAATAGTTTCAAATATAACATCAACAAGTTCTTCATACGATACCTTTTCATCTATACGAGCTTTGTCATCCTTTACAAGCGCATATACAGGGACCTCGTCATCAGCACTAATGTTGACAAGATAATCTAAAGATGCCATAGTTTTTATACGTTTCTTAATTTCTTCCCTAGTTTTCTCATTAGTTTCTCGGTGCTTATCATAAGCAAGTATTATATCGTTATGCATAGTTCTTTTGTAATAATTCATAAATGAGCTATTTTGTTTTTTGCAATCAAATTTTTCAACAGTTTTCATAAATGCAATACTCATTATAGGCAACAACTCAGTGATTTCATCAATATTAGCGTATTTGTTTAGTTCTGATACTGCAACAGGATATGTTAATCTAAATAAAGTATCTTTATAATACTCAGCGTTGTTCCCTTTTCTAATGTTGCTAACTGCCTCATTAATATAACTCTTATAAGTATAATCCTTTGGTATTTGATATTTATTTAAATCGTAATATAACATAACCTCTCTCCCCTTTACTTATATAATTTGTGCTCCTTTAACCCTCTATCAATATTATTAAAGTAAATATTATAATTAGACAAACTATCAAAAGTTCGAATATTTTTTCTAAAATATAAAACTTCATATTACTTTAATCTCCTTTCTAAAATTTTAGCTATTTTCCATAAGGCGCAATTGATACATACAAGAGCTACTAATATCGCAAACATATTATTCAACTCCTCTATATTTCTTTAATTCTTCTTCGAACTCTTTTGTCTTATCATAACCACAACCAAACATCTCAGGACAGAAACCTCTATAAATACATTCTCTAACCATACAACTTGCCAATTCAGGTTCAGTCTTAGCTACTTCGTCCTTAACAGCTTGCCACGCCTCCCTAGTTTCAGGAGACGCGCAATTACATAATCTTTTTCTAGATATATTAATAAGTGCTTGTGCATTTGCTTCAACTTCATGGTTTACTAAACTACCTTGTGGTAAATCGTCTCTATTAACTCCTGTACGATCAGTTCTTTGTGTTTTAACAAAGTGGTCTATACCGAATTTATGTCTAACAAAATGCACTGAAACCCATGATTTCAAATCATACCAACGCCATTCAAATTTTAATTTTCTTATTGGTGAATGTTCTGATAATATCAATTGTCTTTTCCATTTACTATCAGGATATGCCCCTGTGTTTTTTCCTATTGTATTCATAGTTGCGTCCTTAACATCTTGCCAATTATCCGCATGTTTAAATTTATCTATTTTCATATTATTTCAACACCTTTCTTTTTCCACATTTTGTACATACTCCAACGCCTCTTCCATAATTTTTCATATCACCGAAGAAATATTCTTCTATTCTATATTCATGTTTACAGAATAGACGCTTAAAAAATCCAGCCATATTTATCCTCCTCTACAAAATATATTGTTCTTATTCCATATCTAATTGCTGTCAAATGCTCAACAAGACATCCGTCAGCTCCATTCCATCCTGGCATAAATAATACCAAGTCAGCATCAGCCATTAATTGTATAGAACGACCTAAATATGCTAATCTTGGAGCATCGCCTAAATCTATAAATGTGTCAATTAATTCAACTTTTTCATTTTTATAAAAATTTTTTAAATATTCCACACCTCTTTTCATTTCTTTTTTAATTTCTTCATCAGTTCTTCCATGCATTGGTAAAGATACAAATACCTTCATTAATATTCTTCCTCCTCTTTTATATCATGAACTCTATCTACTTCTACTCTTTCCATTTCACCCCTTTCATCCATAACAATTGCAAACTCATCGGTCATGCATACTAAGTCAAATCTTTTATTGGCAGGCTCACATTGGTGACATAATGCTACAACAGAGCTTTCTATTTGATAGTCAAGGCACATTCCACATTGAAAATATGTTGGTTTAACTTTACACGTTTTCATTAAAATCACCGTCCTTTAACATAGTTACTCTATCTATACTAACCCTGCTTAATCTTCCGTTAGTGTCCATTACTACAGCATAGGCACCAGACATGCTTAATTCTAATAATGTATATGTTTTATTATTTGATATACACTCATCGCATGAAAGCATTATTCCCCATTCTACTTGCAATGATAAACATCTCATACAATCAGATTCTAATGGTCTAACTTTACACGTTCTCATAACATTCACGCCCCTCTTTTTTCTTTAATTGATTAACAGTGATTCTTTGTTTTCTTTTAGATTTCTTTTTCTTATTTTTGATTGCTAAAAATCTATCAGCCTTTCTTATAGTTTCATTAGAAAATGGGCCATTCTCTTCATAAGCTTTATAAAACTCATAATTATCTAAGAATTTATTAATCATATCAAACACCTCTCCCTAATTTTTTAATAAAAAGTAAGAGAAGATGTACGCCAATGGGTGAATCTCTCTCCTCACGCTAATGCGCTAATAGCGTCAATCCGCCACAGTCCATCGCAATACTTGATACCTGAATCTCTCTCCTCACACATAAGTGTTAACAGCGTCAATCCGCCACAGGGTATCCGTTTATCTTCTCTCATAATAGAAGTTGTTTATTTTGCGTAGATGTTTTGATCTGCTTTTACAGCTTCATCTAATTTCATTGCTTTAGTTATATGTTCTACTAATTTAGCTTCTTCTGCTTTATTATTTTCTAACCATTTTTGAGCATCGACATCATTAGGCACTTTTAATAAACGTTCTGTAGCGGCTTCTATTTTACTCTGAACTCTTGATAATTTATTATTAGCATTTTGTAAAGCTTTAGGTATGCACTCAGATTCGATAACTAAGAATTCTATAAAGTTTAATCGTTCGTTTGTATCTTCTTTCTCTTTTGTTAATAATTCCATTGTTTTCTTAACATCTAAATATTTATAACCAAAATATCCAGCTACACCTAGACTAACAACAGAAACTCCAAATAACACTTTTTCTTTCTTAGTTAACTTTTTCATATCAAACACCTCTCCCTAATTTTTAATATACTTTGTATCTATCGGTGAATGGTTTACCAGTACGTCTTGATATTTCTTCAGCATGTTTAGCATTCAAGTATTTATCATTTGTTAATCCAACAGTCGAATCATCTTTGTAATATCTTAAATCCAAGTTTTCTTGAAAATATCTTTCTTGTTCATCTAATGGTAATTTACAAAAATATTCATATGTTTCTTTGTCGTAATGATGCTCTTCTTTATGTTCTCTTTCTTTTTCTTCTTTTTTAGAAGGCTGTCCTCCTAAACCAACATAAAGAAAAGAGCCACCAATAATGACAGCTCCCCAAAATATAATACTTGACATACTAATTACCTCCCTTAATTATTTTCTAGGTCCTCTAACTTTAATTAATTTCTTTTCAAGTTTATCTAAAATATCTTCAACTGTATCTCTTGTTCTTTTACTTAATTTCATAGTCTTTTTATGTTCTTCATACCAGTCAAATATCGAAAATAAATCTCCAGACTTCCAACTAAATGACCACCAATCACAAATCATTTCGATGATATATTCATAAGGCATATCTAACGCTATAACACTAGGTTTTCCGTCATCTGTAATATGAACCCAGTGCTGCCAGTGATGAGGATTCTGATGAATATGGTTTTGGAACGCGTATCTCATTTTCTTTTCACTGTCTTTTGATTTTTTTCCGTAGAAATATTCATCGTATGCATCGTATTCGTCGTTATTATACTTTGTATCATCATGAAGTAATATATTTAATTCGTAATCAACGCCAGGAATATCGATAAGTACTTCAGGCAAACTTCTTCTAATCCAGTAGAATCCTTTTCTAACATTTGCGCAATGTTCTTTTAAATATTCGTCATATTCCTTGCTCATAGTTGTTACCTCCCTTTCGAAAATATCTTTTTAATTTAATTATTCGTATAGTTCAAATACTTGAATTCTTCCATATCTAAAATGCTCTTCCATGTATCTTTCGGCTGCTTCTCTAGTTTTACAAATTTTTTCAACTCTTCTATCTATCCAATCACCATCGCAATCCATCCATTGTGATATAACAGCATATACTTTCATTATTCTTCCTCCTCTTCTTCGTAATCTCTATGTTTATCTAATAAATCAATAACATAAGCTTTAGGACAGTCATCATTAGGATAAGTTCCATATTTACATTCATAACATTCATGTTGACTGCAATATAAATTACATAGCTTGTGAATATCTGCAACTAGTTCTCTTTCTTTTTTAGTTTTTCTTCTACATGTCATCTTGCATCTCCTCCTTTAATAATTGCATATCTATTTTTTCTAGAATTTCATAAAGAAGTGCTAACTTATTGAAATTAAATAAAAATAAATCTGTGTCTATTCTTTCTATTTCTTTTTCTTTTATAAAATTTATTAAGTCGTTTCTTTGTTCTATAAGTTTACAATATTTACCGTTCATAGTAATCCTCCTATAAATAAAATTAAAATAAAAAGGACAAGCCCGTGTAAGGCTCATCCTTAATTAAGTCAATATCGATTAGGTTATAATATAGTAAAGAAATCTAATAAATCTGCTATAGTTTCAAATCCTAGTGAGTCGGCGGCCTTTCTTAATAAAGTATTTCTAGCTAATTTTGTTTTAGCTTTTAATGCTTTTTCATAAAGACTTAAACCTTTATCTAATTCTTTTTCACTTACCATTTTTACTAAACTTAATTCCATCATAATAACCTCTCCTTTATATATTCTTTTCATAAAGGAATATGTTATTTTCGCGTATTAAAATATTAAAACTAGCATTAATAAAAGGAACATCAAGATTGCAAATGATAACATTGCTGCTTTAACGAATACTTCAACTACCATTTCTAATACTCTCCATAAGAATCTTAACATAATATTACCTCCTAATCACATTTAGAATATCCACAATTCTTGCAAGTAACACAACCACCTTCATTAGTCATTTCCATACCACATTCAGGACAAGTGTTATTTGGAACTATCCAGTTTTCTGGTTTCATCATAGCTTCTTTTCCTGCTTCAGAAAAATTTTTAGCCATCTCTTGTAAATATGATTTAGATTTTTCATTTTCACATTTATTGAATCTGTCGTATTCTTCTTGTATAGTTCTAGCTAAAATATCGCCACAACTTAATCCATCAATAACTTTTTTACTACCTTTAGCTTGAGTACATGCTGAACATTTAACACCTTTAATAGAGTCGACTATACTTTCTATTGCCATTCCACCTCTAAGCATTGTAGATGCCATACGTCCTAATGATTCCGCATTAGCTACACAACCTCCTGATTTTCCTGGGTCAATAAATACTTCAACTAAGTTATCGTCGTCATCTCTATTAATTGTTATATATAGTTTTCCACATGCTGTTTTCTTAACATATGTTCCACCGTTCAATCTTCCTCCTAACTCAGATCTTGTCATAGGTTTGATTTTGTCAAATATTTTTTCGTCCGGTAAAATATCTTTTTCTTCTATCTTAACTTCTGGTTCCTTTAACTCTTCTTTTGGTTCTTCTTTCTTTTTGCTTGTTAATACTCCAACTCTAGCACAGTTTTCTCTAAATATAGTTAATCCTTTAAGTTTATTTTTCCAAGCGTAAACATAAAGTTCACGAACGTCATCTACTGTTGCTGATTCTGGTAGATTTACAGTAGAAGATATAGATGCATCAACATGCTTTTGCCAAATGCTTTGCATTTTTACTCTTTTCTTTGGATCAATTGTTTTCGCTGTTTTAAGTATTGAGGGCCATGGATCTGAAGTATCTTTTTCTCTTCCTTTTTCGTCTAGTCTACCTATCTTTGTTAAATATTCTTTAACGATAGGAGTATAAACTTGATAATATTGGTCGTGCCCATGTAGGCTTTCTGTCTTTCTTGTATAGCAAGTATCGAATATAGGTTCTATACCTCCAGATACTCCTAACATTGTGGATATACTTCCAGTTGGTGCTACAGTTAATAATTGTGAGTTTCTTAAACCAAATCGTTTTACTGCCATTTTAGTTTCTTCTCTTGTGTTTGCAATGAAATATAAATTCTTATCTAATGCTTCAGGTTTAAATTTATTGTATGGACCAAAATCTTTAGCTAAATATGCAGAAGTTCTTATTGCTACATCTGCCATAATAAATCCTATTTTATCGCATAAATATATAGAGTCTGCGCTACCATATTCTATTCCTAATTTTATAAGCATGTCCGCTAAACCAAATATACCAAGCCCTATTTGTCTCCAATCACTAACTGAGTTTCTTTGCTCTTCTAATGGATGTAATTCTAATCCTTCATCTAATACTTCATTTAAAGCTATAATCGCGTGTGTTACTGTATTTGAAAAATCATCAAAATCGAATTTGCCATCTTTAGTAAATGCTGATAAATTTATAGCGCCTAATAAACAGCTACCACCAGCAGGAAGCGGCTCCTCTGCGCAAGGATTAACTCCTGCAAATTTAAATTCAGAGTCATCCGCAAGAAGATTCCATTTTTCTATACTATCCCAATATAACATTCCTGGTTCACCATAATTCCAATTATTCTTACAAAGTTTATCGAAAATATCAGGAGCAAATACAGTTTTAATTATTTCTTCTCCTGTTTCTTCTCTAACGAATGTTAAATCATAGTACTCTCCTAAAGCGACTGCTCTCATAAATTCGTCAGTAACTCTTATTGATATGTTAGCTTTAGTTATTTTATTTAAATCTGTTTTAATGTCTATAAACTCTTCAAGGTCTGGATGATTACAGCTAAGAGATATCATTAAAGCTCCACGTCTTCCATTTTGTCCTATTAAACTTGTTGTTAAATTATATAAGTCCATAAATGATACAGCTCCTGTTGTTTCTTTAGCAGCATTGTTTATAACTGCACCTCTAGGCGCAAGTTTTGAAATATCAATGCCGCATCCTCCACCGTAACTAAATGTTCTTGCTAATTTCTTAGCTACATCAAATATAGATTCTAAATTATCTTCAGGTGGTTCTATTACGTAACAATTAGAATATGTTACTTTTCGTCCTTCTTTTTGTAGTCCTCTATTTGATAATATTCTTCCTCCGAATAAGAATTTTTTGTCTAAAATATCTTTCTTAATTTTCTCGTTTCCACCAGAAACTCTATCTAACCATTTTAGAAAAGTTTCTCCTTCATGTTGATACTTTTTACGCCAAATATCACATCCTAATTTATTATCTTTACCTAACCAATCTTCAACCCACATTTCTCTACATACCGCCATATTCATTCCCCTTTCTATAATCTCATTAATATATTATAATAAAATGTTCTTACACTTTTTTCAAACTCTTCTATAGTTCCATTATTTTCAATATAATAGTCATATTTAAAATCTTCAACATTTGCGTCAGCTTCATTCGATGTTATCTCAGGTACATTATCGTTTTTTATAAATACCGTTATAGCATCAAACACTTCAGCAGCTCTTTGTATTTCTTCAGGTTCGCGAATATCTATCAATAATAACTGTTCATGAATTTTATCATCGTAGAAATCCATAACCTTATCTAAAAGGTCGTTAAAAGCAACATCGCTATATTCCGTAGTTAGCATTTTTAAGTCAGATAAGAACTTTCTATCCTTCTCAGACTTTCCACCTTTCCAACCACAGCTTATAGCGATTTGTTTTATTTTATCTATTGCAGAATATTTATATACTCTTTCGTATTTATTCAATAACATAGCAAATGTATCTTTACCAGCTCTCGGTTTTCCATTTACTATTAATACTAATTTGTCAATCAAACATACCATCTCCTTTGGAAAAATAAAAATAAAATGAGAAGAAGTATATCTCGAACTACACGTTTCTCACAATTGTTACATTGCTAACCTGGTCAGTTCCAGAACCATTCAATATACTCTAATGCTGAACGTTCCTCACAACTGTTAAGTTGCTAACCTGGTCAGTTCCAGACCCACATCAGCTTTTATTCTTCTCATAATATAACTTGTATTTTACGCGCGAAAGAGAAAAGGAACTGTAAAAGCTCCTTTCCCCGTAATATTAATGTACCATTTTATCCCATAGTTCATTAAACGTATCACGTTTTCTAATAAGCTCTTTTAATTCCTTTTCATATATTTCTTTTGAAAGTTTTGCATCTTCATCTAAAGGTCTTAATTTTAGATCATCAATTTTACCGATTCTATATTGTATCTTTTTATTGATAGATTTTATGGCTTCTTCTAAGGCTCCTTCTTCTGCTATTTCTCTAGTAGTCTTCATGTATTCCACTTGTTTGTGTAATAAAGAAACTTCTTTTTTGCTAAGGTCAGTTACTTTCCCGTTAAAATCGTTTTGACATTCAGCGAGTTTGCATAAGCCCTTAACTCTTACGTTGTTTCTATATACCATATAAGTTATTGTACCTAAAGCTACAACTGAAACACCAGCAATAATTTTGCCTTTATTTTCCATAACTCTTTCTTTTAAAGATTTCTTTTCAGTATTATTGTTTTTCATAAAACATCCCTCCAATAAAATTTTTATTATCTTTCATAACAGGAGGTGTAAACATCGCGTACTACAAGTCAGCAAAAGCTTTTTCATTAAATTTCTTTTTACTTTTTATAGCTCTAGATATAGCTAAGTCAATTCCAGAGTGTGTTTTTAAATGGTAAAAATATAAATCTTTGAACGGAGTATTAAGCCTATCTATTCTTCCAGCTGATTGATGCATAATTTTATAACTGTAATTCTGACTAAAAAATACAATAGTGTCTGTTTCTATACAGTTCCATCCTTCAGCTCCAGCTGTGTACTGAACTAAATATACCCATTTCTTAGATTTAGGTATAGGTTCATGTTTGTGCCCATTCCATTCTGCAACTTTAACATCTCGTCCATAGTAAATATCTTTTAATATTTCAAGCTCGTAGTCAAAATTATAGAATACAATAATTTTATTATGTCGACTAAATATATCCAATAATGCATCTAGTCTGGACTGATGCGTATTTACAATTTTACGCAATGCATAACAAAGTCCACTGGCATTTGTAATAGGTTCATCTTTCCAAATATCCCAGCGTCTTTTCATAATGTCTTTATACATTTTTACATCATATTTGACATAAATATCTTCATGATGTTGTACTGTTTCTCTTTTAAAATTCATATCTATTAATATCTCCCTTCGTAATCTTAATAATCTTCCGGTATTAATATATCGGTCGACTTTTGGATATTTACAGAATCTAGAATATACAACATGTTCCCGCATAAATTCTGTCTTATTCTTGTAGAATCCATTTGCTAAGAAAACTGGAATATAATCCATCCAAGTGTCGCCAGGAGTAGCTGATAATAATATCCACTCATTAAATTTAGCTATCTTTAAGAAAGCTTTAACCCATGCTCCCGAACCAACAACCCTTTGTTCATCAAATATAAAGAATGAATTTTTAACGTCCTTATACTTTTGAATATTATTCCATGAATCTATCACAACTTTATTAGAATATATATTGTTGCTATCATGTACTGATAATAAAAATGGTGCCAATTCTCCTTCCCATTCAAGAGTGTCTCTTTTACGGGCAGTTGTTATAATATATAAGTCTTTAGGTGGATCACTCATTGGCACATATCGACCACCTTTTAGGAATTTTTCATCCCCGGAATTTTTTAGATAATAATATGAAAGAGAAGTGAGAGATTTTCCACTTCCCACTCCTCCATTTAGAATACATCCGTTTTTCATATTTTTTACGGCGTCTATTTGATAATCTCTAAGTTTCATTAGAAAGGTAGCTCTTCATCATCTAGGCAATCATATTTTCCGGCGAATACATCTTGTTCAATTGTTACATACATAGTTTTTAAATATGCTTTAATACCTTCTTTACCGTTAACTTCCCAATGATAAGGTCTTATTATTAAGTCAACATTTGCTATCTCAGCATAATCCAAAGTGCTTATTGATTCTTCATCTAACACTGTTTTTGTTTTACCTGATATCATTATAACTTTAGGTGGGAAATTTCCAAATGCTACAGTTACTTGTAAGTAATATGTTGGTTCGTCTTCATCTTCTCTTGGTCTTAATGCTTTAACATTCCATCCCATTTGTCTTAAATCCTCAGCTGAATCTCCGTCAAGTATTACACAGAAGTTTCTATTTCCTGCTCTATTAAATTTACTTTCTTCACCTGCAAAGTTTTTAAATATTAATCTCGCATTTTCCACTACTATATTATCTATTCTTTTATTCATATATACCAATCTCCTTTTTATAATCTATTTTTATAAATACCAATTAACATGGCTATAACCCAAATAAGCTCAACAACTATCACGCAATTTAATATAATTTCATACATAATATCACCTATTCGCTCGGACCTATAAATGGAACATCTTCATCATAAAATGGATGCATACCGTACTCACCTTCTATAAATATAGGTGGAGTATATGGCGCGTCAGATACAAACCACTCATAGTCTCCGTATTTTTTAATAGTATCAATTGCGGCATCTGCCATTTCTTTAAAATGCCCTTCATCAATATCATTAGTTCTACCAAGAGATGATACTATCTCTGCCTCAAGCCAACGATATCCTTTTGCTCCAGTAGCTGAATAATATTTACCGTCTTTTTCACGCATTAATAAACCGCCTCCACAACCTGGTTTAATAGGGCAGAAACGGCCAACTTTTCCTATGAATCTATAATTATGTCCTTTTGCTATTTCTTCTTTTAAATTGTTTATCAAATTTTCATCCCCTGGGGAATTTTTCAAAACTTTATTTAACTCTTTTTCTAAACTAGATACATCTGGTAAATTCTCATTCATATCTAAATATAAACTTGAAGTTACAGATTTTGTTTCACATAAGTCATCAAATAATATGTCCTCTTTAGAAAATAACTTCTTAAATACATATGGTATTTGAAATTGAGTTCCTGTGGCAGTCCATTCACCATTATCGTACTTAGCAATATATACAGCATCATTTACTAAACACATTCTGTCATAAGTCGCCTCGTGCTCAAATTCATATCCGTATTGTCTTCCGAAGTCCATTACAAATTCTATTATTTCAGGTGTTGCATCAGGAATTTTTATAGAGTCTGTTTTAATATGGGCTACTTTAAAACCTCTTTTTTGAACTTCGTCTTGAAGTGTTCTCATAAATAAAGCACCTCTTAGAGCAATTATATTGTTTTTATTTCTAATATCTCTAAAAGGATTATCAAAGTTCGCTGAGGTTAAACCATACACTGAATTTATAGCTATTTTCAATGCTTGTGTCAGATTCTTAGCTGTTGTTTCATCATCTAAATAAGGAGCAAGTTTTCCGCCAAACATTTTTCTAGCTTTATCAAAGTCTTTTCTTTTAATAGCTATACGTGCGTCAACAAGATCCTTAAAGTGTTGTGTATATTCGCCAAAGGCATTAAGATTTATAGCAGAATGGGGATGCATAGAAGCGACATCCAATAATGCAATGTTACCATACATTCCTGGTTCGGCATAAACGTAACCGCCTTTTCCGACATCTGTTCCACGATATATATTTTTTCCGTCGACAAACTCATAACCTGGGAAAGCATTTATAATGTCCATTTAATCACTCCTTTCTAAAAGTGTTTATAACCATTTTTTCCTCTGTTGTATTCTTTAGAAAATTTAACTCTACCCATTATATCTATATAATATTTATCACTAGGTTTTAATCTATTATATAAATGGAATCCTGTAGATCCATCGAAATCATAAAATGCATAACCGAATCTACTATCTTTTACAAAGTCACCACCTTCTTTATTGTATTCTTCTTGTAATATAACTAGTTGTCTACATATGCCGTCATAAAAAGAATCAGTTAATGGTGATTGGTCATACTCATAATATGCCACTGAATTTAATATTATCTTTCTTTGTAAAAACTCTATTTTAGTTAATGTATTCCAGTATTCTGGAAATGATTGACATTCAAATTGTTCACTCATAAATATCCTCTCCCTTTGAAAAAATAAAAGAGAAAGACACGGTTGGATTCGAACCAACATCGCACGCCGGGAATGGCATTGCTCCACCATTGAGCTACGTTATCTTTCTCTCATAATAGACATTGTATTTTTCGCGTATTAATAATATTGCTTTCCTGTAGCCAAGTCTGTGTAAACTAGATTAGGATGTCTTTCTTTACCAAATATAATTCTTGTAGTTAATGTATTAGTTGTATCATTAACAGACATACCTGCTAAGTCTGCCAATATCTCTCTTGCTGTGAAGTCACCTTTTAATTTATGGAACACTGCCTCAGTTGCAATAACATCATTATCACAATATTCTGCTACTTGTGTCCATTGTTCTTCAGGAACTGGTTGGTCCCATGGCAATCCTAATTCTTGATGATGTATGCCTAATTCAATTTCCCATTTTTTAAGTGATTGTTTCTTAGCTGCAAAGTCATACACATCAGTATAAGATATGTTATATGCCTCACCAAAGAATCCTTTACCTTCATTTATTATTTTTTGTGATAAGTTGAATAACTGTTGATTATTATATCCCATAAGTCTTGCGTACAACATATGATTGTCATATCGTCTACAGTTAAAGCCTACAAGTTTATACTTAATTAATTCTTCTATCTCAGCCGGTTTTGGATTTATCATTCTAACAACTGGTTTGTCTTCTCCATCATACTTCCAATTGACTAAAAATAAATTTGGAAATATCTCAATGTCGTAAAATACTATTTGATCTTCTGGTCTAGAACCAACTGGTAATGACGGTTCTTTTGATTTGAACTGCATCTTATTGACTAATTTAATACAATAATCTGCTTGATGTGTACTAGATGCTGCAAATGATAATACAGCAGGTTTCATATCGCTTACATCGTATTTTAATTCACTTTTATAAGCGTCATCTAAAATCTTATATATAAAATCGATACTCGGTTTAGTTCCTGGATGTATTTCTTTTTTTAAATTTTTCTTAATTAGAGTCCTAATACCTTTCTCAGTTTTAATCGCTTCAAAATTAACCACTTTATCTTCTCCTTTCAATGGTAATCCTGAACTAATTGTTGCTATAGGTAAATTATTACATTTAGTTAATTTACGTCTTAATGAACTCTTTCCAGAATATACCTTAACCTCAATATGGTCTGCATATATAGCACTTAATTTTTTCGGATCTCCTGTGTAAATATAATGTAAATGAACCCCTTTTCCACTTTTACTAAACTCAGCATAAGTTGGAGGCCATTTACTTGCCTCTTCGACATTTCGTTCTAATGATTTTTCACCATTTTCATCTGGAATATCAAAATCTATAACTATATGGTTTTCGGGAACTTTTACATAATGTAGTTCTTTAGTGTTGATATCATCTAATGTTGTAGTAACATTGTCCCATTTCTTAGACGGAGTTCCTTTTGAGGTTGCGTATTGAGCTGGATATTTTCCACAATCTTTATCAAATATAGATTCTGTAGAATTAAATTCTATAAGTTTTATTTTAGGTGTTTGTACTTCTTCTTTTTCCTCGTCTTCAAATTTATCTGCTCTAAATCCAATATAAACACTTCTCATTCTAGTATCATTTTTAGTATATCTATCTTTATAATCTCTAAAATAATTTTTAAGTTCTTCTTTAAATATCCTTTTGCTGAATGGATATGGTACGTTCGCTTCGTCGCAATAAGTTTTATACAACTCCCATGCGCTCTTAAGCGGTACATCTTCTTGCTCTTTGAAAGTAAAATAACTATCAAGAACAAAGTTATAGAAATCATTTGAAGCACCTAACATTGATACTGGTACATAATCATCATAAGCTCCCGGGTCCTTACGATAAATATCTTCACAGTATTTTGCTATGGCACCTAATTCAAAATCTATACGTTTTGTAACGTCATCATATTCACGTTTAGTCAATTTATTTCCAGACGGAGTTACATCTATAAGCCTTCTTATCAAACCTGATTTGGCATCTGTGATTTTTACTGGTTTATTTGTACCCATATATAAGAAAGCATTGAATCTATTAGAATATGCGGCTTTGAATTTTTCATTTACAGTCATTAACTCGTGTGAAACAAGACTGTTTAATCTTGTGTTGTCTTCTATCCTAGATAAATCGCCGTCATGTTGAATAGCTACAAGTGGGTTAGTTTTAAATGATTCCAAAGCAAATGAGTTACTGCTTGATCCTAATGCTCTAGCATCAAATACAGAGTAATATCCTTCAAATAACTTTTGAATAACATTTAATATAGTAGATTTACCTGTACCTGCTGAACCATAAAACACCATAAATTTTTGAATATGTTTTGAATCGCCTGTGACTATAGCTCCTATAGACCATTCAATCTTATGACGTTCCTCTGGAGAATATAACGTTGATATAAGTTTATCCCATGCTGAAACGTTACCTTTCTCCAAAGGATATGGTAGTCGCTTGCTAGAGTAATCTTTCTTTGATACTTTCGTATTTGAAAATATAAGTTTATCATCAAGCTGATGAAATGAATCTCTCATTTGCTTTTGACAATATTTATGCCATGTATCTATCATTCCTGATTCTGCATCCCACATATGCATAATTCTGACGTGTCCTTCAAACTTACCTTTATTCTCTTCTGCGTATTTATCTAAATATTTATCTATTATAGATAATGCGTCCTGCTCATCTGTAGACCATAATCCGCGTTCCTCAACCCATATGGCATAGAAGTCTCCACCTCTTATCATTAAGTCAGAACTTTTCTTGATTATAAATTTAGGATATATTTCAATGACACCACGTTTTGTACTTCTTGTAGATATCATTAAAAAATCTAACATTACATAGTGTCTCCTTTCTAAGTAATACTATCTAAAAACCAACACATTTGCCACCAAATTTCAACATCTCTTAAATCAGATTTGCAATTTTCTATTCTTATAATATTTCCTTTTCCGTCTGGTTCATATTCTCTATTCATAAATCTAAATATAATGTCCTTAACTTTGGCTGTACTAAATTTGCTATCATTCATACCGTCTAGTTCCAGATTAGATATCATCATCCAGAACCAATAAGCTACTGAATATTCCTCATCGGAGTTTTCCATTATATTATTCATATGGAAACATAAAGCTATCAACATTTCGAGAACTGTGCACGGTTCTTCCCATTTCAAAATATCTTTATCTCCTCCACCTTCATATACATATCTCCATCTCAATTCTTCACCGTCGGCCGCACGGTTAGAATCGAAATCATCTTCATATGTAAATGTCATGCTGTGTAATAATCGTAATAGCTTTTTGTATGAACGTCTTGTAAATCGTCTTTTATTTACCAAAGAATATAACCAATCAAAGTAGTCGTTTAAAATATAATTGTCAATCATAATAACCTCCCTTCTGAACTATAATTGATGAGGCTTTTTATCAGGGAAATCGTCATATTCATCATATTGATATGGATCTCTTATTATTTCGTAATCAACCATGTAAATATCATCTCTGACATATATAGCTTTACAGTCCGGATGTTCATCAAATATCTTTAAGTTTTCTTCCCCTGCAACACTATAATCTATTACATCATCAAGGTCGTCTGTCAATACTTTATCTTTGTAATATGTTAATGTTGCTGTGTCATAAGTAGGGTCTTCACCGAACTCTTCAACATCTATGATAAAAGGCTCATAATTAGTTCTTTCTTCTTTTTCTTCTTTTTTATTTTCTCTAGTTTCAGTATCATTATATTGTGTATAATTTGTGTAATTTTTCACTATTTCGTCATATTCGTTTTTATCGTTTTCTTCTTTAACTTCTTTTTCTTCTACTATTGTATCTTCGTTTGGAGTCTTAGCATTTTTTCTAAGTTCTCTATAATAATCTCTCATTTCAGCTATTTCTTCTTCAGCTTCTTGTTGATATTTATCTCTTACTACTCTTGCTGCAACTGCAGCACCGGCTAAAGCGCCGGCTGCGAATATACATAAACCTTTAAATAGTTTCATAAATAACCTCTCCTTTTTCTTTATTATCTTCTATCTCTACAACTTCTATTTCGTTATCTTTCAACGCTTTTATAATTTCAGGTAATTCTTTTAATATATAACTTATCGCTACACCACCCGCTATAATATAAAAACTATTACGTATAGTAGGATGACTTAATCCAGCTTCTAGTAATTTTATAAAACGTTTAATATCTGCATTTTTAGCATTACCGTTTTGTTTCTTATAAGAATTATATAATTCAACAGCAACAAATTTTTTGCTCATATTATTTCGCCTCCAATGCACATAAACGTTTTTCAAATTCACTAAAATTACTATTTCCAACATCATCTATATGTTTTAATACCTTTATTAATGCATTTTCATCTACATTATTACGGTTTTTGTAATATGAAGTTATCAATGTTGTAACTATAGTTACTATTGCCAATATACCAGTTTTAGCAAGATCTATCTTTTTAGCATCAATATCTTCCATAGTTGCTATTCTTTCGTTGAAGTTATTTAATTTTTTATCTATATTATCATTTGAAACTTTTATATTTTTTTCTATTTTACTAGCAGTTTCGTCTATTATTTCTTTGTTTAATTTTTCTGTGTCGATATTACCTTTTATTGTATCTTTAACTTTTTCATCAACTGCGTTTTTTACTTCTTTCTCTACCATTTTCTTGCATGCTATGGCAGTTGCTACAGCTCCTACACATACTCCTACTAAACCAGTTGCTATAGAAATATAATTAGATTTCTTCATAAATAACCTCTCCTTTATAAATATAATTTAATCATTGAATATACTGTCAGTACCTAAGTTGTCCATTTCATCTCACCAAGCTAAATCCCATATAACTCCGTCAACGTTGAAGTCTAATAATATGTTTGGTTCATATCCATTTACAAATGCTCTAACTCTTTCTCTTTGCATATTATATATACCGAAATCTACAAAGTTGTCTCCTGTTGGATTGTCTGGATTATATATCCAACCAACTACTTGCCCTGCTTTAGTTTCATCGATACCTAACATTCTATAAACTTCATTTAAGAACAATCTACCTCTTGCTTTTAATAAGTCATTTGCATATTGTTGTTGAGCTTTTAAGAATGTTAAATTGTATTCAGCATCATTTTGCCAAGCCGCACAACTTTCATCAAAGAATCTTGCATAGTCACTATAACTTTCCGGACTATTAGGGTCAACTTCTACTTCTTTGATAGTTTCTTTTACTTCATTCCCATCTTCATCAACTGTAGTAATTTCTTTAGCTTTGATGTTGTATCTTATTTCTTTTTCTACTTCATCGCCAAATCTTTCAGATACTCTTTTTCTATATTCTTTGAATGATTTATCTATTGTAGCATAAGCTGCTGTTAAAGCTGCATTTCTTTTTCTTAATATATTATTTGATGCTAATAAACATCCTAATGAACTTGCACATAATATAACTGAAGGTGCATATAATTTTGCTACTTTTATTCCTGTTTGTACATATGTTATAGTTGTATCACTCTTAGCATCATGCTCATCATATTTATCTGTATATGCTGGATCAGCTGCCACTTCTTTTATTTTATCCAATTGTTCTTTTGATTCGTCTAAAATATCATTTAATTTTGTTGTTGCTTTACAAGCCATTACGAAACTTCCTACTACACCAACAACTCCAACACCTGCTAATATTTCAGGTGAATGTTTTCTAACTTTCATTTCAGATTTTCTATAAGTCACCATTAATTTATTTTTAATATCTTTCATATTATTTCATCTCCTTATTATTTTTATTATCTATAATTTTGCATATACTTAATATAACCGCCGATAATCCAACACCTAAAAGCATTATAGGATGATCTTCGAAATATTCGACTATTGTATATACGTTATCATCTTCAACAATGATTTCTTTATCATATTCGTTCATTATATACGACCTCCTAACGCTTTTTTAGTCATCATTATTCCTAATCCGACACCAATTCCAATGCATCCAATGCACATTGTAACTACAGGTAAAATATTTTTCTTTCTCATTATTTATTTTCCTCCTTTTCCAAACTTTCAGTATTTGCTTCATAATATATCTTATCTATAAAATGTGATACTTTCATAGATAATCTTAGAAATGTAATTAAGCATGTTATTCCAAGAATCGGTAATATTTTTTCAAAATTGGCATTTAAAAATAAAGCTATAAGACCATCTATTATTATCATAAATATACCTCCTTATAATGGTTTTACTCTAGGAAATACTAATAAATATCCGTCTCTAGTTCTTTCTATATCAGCATCTCTTAGATTAGTCCATCCGTACTTATTATCTGTGTATTTTCCAGATATACCAACTAAGTCATATAAATCAGCAACACTTACAACGCCATATGAATCTATTAAGTCTTCCATTCTATTTAATACTTCTTCAGCTTCTCTTCTAGATTCTAATATAACGTCCTCGTAATCATAACCTACAGCTCTTCTTCTAGAACTTCTTCTATAATCGTCTTCTCTATCATCATAATATTTGCTATATGATACTTTACTTCCTCTTGATTTGCTCTTAGATTTTGTTTCACCATATAACAACATATCAATACCATTTGATACTATTTCAGATAATGTCTTCTTTGCCGCTGGTAATAATACATCGTATAAAATATAATCTTTTACACTTGAAATATCTTCCGTTACAAATACCTCAGAAAGCTTATTAGCTCCTGACTTCTTTTTAGTTTTTACTTTACCAGTTGCTACTTTTTCTATCTTTTTATCTTCTTTTCTAACTTCACCTTTAGATTTGTGAGAGTTTGATTTGTATTCTTCGCCTATAACATTTTTCATAGTTAACGCTCCTTTATAAATATATTTTTATAAAACCAAAAGCAAAAGAGAAAGCAATCGTTTAAATTGCTCTCTCCTTTAAATTCATACATCATTTATAGATATAATTATGTCACTAATTATACTTCTTCAGATTCAACTTCAGCTTCGATAACATCTCCGTCAGTGTCTAATCCTTCATCATCACTTTGTTTCATCTCAGCTTTGAAAGTTCTAATTCCTGCCATAGTAGCTTTGAATACTTTCTTTATAGGTTTGCGTGCTAGCATTGCTAGTCCTGCAACCGCTACAATTCCAGCTCCAATTGCCATTACATTGACATTAGAATCTTCTTTTTCTTCGGCTTCAACTTCGTCAAAAGTTCCCATTACAGATTGTCCATTTTCATCGACAATATCTTCCACTACACCATTTTCATCCATTTTATAAGTTAAGTTTTGTTCCATAATATTACCTCCTAAAATTTATATTCTTTTCATAATAGACGTTGTATTTTTCGCGTACTTAAAAGGATTTATCAAAATTATAAGTTGGTTGAATATCATAATTAACAACTACACAAGGTTGACCATTGTCTGCTATTTGTGCACTGAAATATATTTCTACCATACCATTCTTAACATTCCATCCTACAGCAGTTCCCATTTCAGTAGCTGGTATATCTAACATGTCATAGAATTCATTTAATGAACAATAGTCACCAGTTAATAAAATATGGTTTAATTCGTTCTCCGCTTTCTTTATTCTATCTACATCAGAGTTAAAATATCTTCCAGTTATAGTGTCGTAACATAAAGTTTCACCTTTAGAGAATATAACTGTATTGCTTGACATTGGATCTTTTGTCATTCTATCTTTAGATACTTTGTCACGTACTTCTTTTTCTTTTTCTTCGCCAATAACTTCTACAACTTTATTTCTATATTCAGATAAAGCTCTTTCAGAAACATGACAAGCTGTAGTTAATACGGCATTTCTTTTTGCGTTAACATTATTTGCTCCTATAATACAAGTTGTTGATAAACCAAACATAATTGTTGCTGGTAAATATGATTTCCAAGACATTTTTAAAATATCAACTTTAGTTAATTCTGGTTCTTCTTCAAGTCTTCTTATTTCTTTTTCCTTTTCTATTGCAGAATATACTTTAGGTGTTGCTTTTACCGCCATTATAACAGAACTAAACATTCCTGC